AGAACAATGAAATTAATCACAGAAGAAGTCTCAAACGTAAAAATAATCACCGAAGGTAAAGGATCTAATAAGAAACTTTATATTGAAGGTGTATTCTTACAAGGAAATATTAAAAACAGAAATGGTAGAATGTATCCTGTCGAAACTCTTGCGAAAGAAGTTGGCAGATACAATGAATCATTTGTTGGGAAAGGTAGAGCACTTGGTGAACTTGGACATCCAGATGGTCCTACAGTTAACCTAGATCGTGTTTCACATAAAATTACATCACTTGTTCAAGAGGGAGATAATTTTAGAGGTAAAGCACAACTACTGAATACACCAATGGGTAAAATTGCATCTTCACTTTTAGATGAAGGTGTGATGTTAGGAGTTTCTTCTCGTGGTATTGGATCATTAAAAGAAGATCGTGATGGATGTAAAGTTGTTGGTGAAGATTTCATGTTAGCAACTGCTGCTGATATTGTTGCTGACCCTTCTGCTCCTGATGCATTTGTGTCTGGAATTATGGAAGGAAAAGAATGGATTTGGGAAGGAGGAATTCTTCGTGAACAACAAGCAGCACAAACACAGAAGAGAATTAATACACTTGTTGATCAAAAAGTATTGGAAGAACACAAGCTTGGACTATTCCAAGATTTCCTTTCAAATCTCTAATGTATAAATAACTATAGTCAATTTTTAAAAAGGTTAATTCGGAGAGTTACAAATGTCCCGTGGTACTAAATTACAAGAAATGGAAGTAAAGACACAGCAATCCAAGACTGCCGTAAATGCTAATGCGAAACCAGGAGATCCAATGCCAACAATGGCAGATCCAGGTACAGGATTAGCGAGCGTCGAAGATCTAGGTGGTCCTACTCCAGAAAATTCAAAACCAGATGACGATTCAAATAAGTTGAATACTCCTGGTATGACTCTTAAGCAAGTCAAAGATATAGTCAACAAAAAAGCTAAACCTGCAGATCCAATGCCAGCTGGTATGAAGGAAGAGGAAGCAGAAATTGAAGGCGAAGTTGTATCAGAACAGGATACCGACGAGGACTTAGGTGAAATTTCCGAAAACCAAGAAGAAGATCTTCATAATAAAGTAGAGCAAGCAATCACTGAAGAACCAGTAGAAGAGGAAGAAGTAGTTGCAGAAGACTCTAAAGAAGAAATTGATGTTTCAGCAGATGTTGAAGCACTTCTTCAAGGTGAAGAACTTTCAGAAGAGTTTCAAACAAAAGCAAAAACTATTTTTGAAGCAGCAATTAATTCTAAAGTTGATGCAATTCAGCAAGAATTGGAAACAGTTTATTCTGAAAAACTTGCAGAAGAAATGGAATCAACAAAAACATCTCTTACAGAGAGAGTTGATTCATATTTAGAATACGTAGCCGATGAATGGTTACAAGAAAATCAACTCGCAGTTGATCAAGGATTAAAGGCAGAAATGTCTGAGTCCTTTATGACAGGTCTGAAAGGACTTTTTGAAGAACATTATGTATCTGTACCTGAAGAAAAATATGATGTGCTTGAAAGCATGGTAAATAAACTTGATGAAATGGAGTCAAAACTCAATGAGCAAATTGATCGCAATGTTGCTCTTAATAAAAGATTATCAGAATCTACATCAGATGGAATTTTAAGTGACGTATCTGAAGGTCTTGCAGTCACTCAGAAAGAAAAGTTAGCTTCTCTTGCTGAAAGTGTTGAGTTTGAAAGTGAGCAAAACTACCGTGAGAAACTAGTAACGTTAAGGGAATCTTATTTCCCAACAACTGCACCTAGTGCTCAAAGAGATAATACTGAATTTATCGCAGAAGGTAGCAATAACGACACCCCTAAAGTATCTGGGAATGTTGCAAATTACCTTACCGCACTTCAGCGATTCTCAAAGAAGTAAGTTCTATAGTATAACTTATCAACCCTTAAACACTTTTTAACAAGAGGAAACTTAAATGTTAGGCCCTAATTCAGAGGTTTTACAGGAAAAGTGGGCACCAATTCTTAACCATGAAGGATCATCAAAAATTGAAGATTCTCATCGTAGAATGGTTACTGCACAACTTCTAGAAAACCAAGAAAAATTTATATCGGAGCAGAATCAGTTTTTAAACGAAGCTGCACCAACAAACTCAACAGGTTCATCAATCGATAACTTTGATCCTGTTTTAATATCACTTATTAGACGTTCAATGCCAAACTTGGTCGCATATGACCTAGCAGGTGTTCAACCAATGAGTGGTCCTACTGGACTCATTTTCGCAATGAGATCACGTTACACTAGTCAGACTGGAACAGAAGCATTCTTCGACGAAGCAGATACATCATTCTCCGCAGAGAGTGCAGGATCTGATTCCACAACTCAAGGTGCTTATACAACTGGTTCTGATGGAGCAGCTGCTGGTTTTGGTACAGATGCGTTTGAAGGATCAAACCCATCAGTTCTTAACCCAGATGGTGGTACTTCTGCTGATGCACAGCAAGCTACCTACACAGTTGGTCAAGGTATGTCAACTGCTAACTCTGAAGCGTTAGGCGACGGTGCTAATAACCAGTTCAACGAGATGGCATTCTCAATCGAGAAAGTTACAGTTACTGCGAAGTCCAGAGCACTAAAGGCAGAGTACAGTTTAGAACTTGCTCAAGACTTGAAAGCAATCCACGGATTGAATGCAGAGGCAGAATTGTCTAACATTCTTTCTACTGAGATTCTTGCTGAGATCAACAGAGAAGTTATTAGAACAATCTACAAAGCTGCAAAACCAGGTGCACAAGCTAATACTGCAATCAACGGTCAGTTTGACTTAGATGTAGATAGTAATGGTAGATGGTCAGTTGAGAAGTTCAAAGGACTTCTATTCCAGATTGAAAGAGATGCCAACGCAATCGCACAGGAAACTCGTAGAGGAAAGGGTAATATCATCCTTTGTTCTGCTGATGTTGCTTCTGCACTTACAATGGCAGGTGTATTAGATTACACTCCAGCACTTAATGCTAACCTTAACGTTGATGACACAGGCAATACATTTGCTGGTGTTCTACAAGGTAAGTACAGAGTGTACATCGACCCATATTCAGCAAACGTTGCTGCTAACCAGTACTACGTTGCAGGATACAAAGGTACATCACCTTACGACGCAGGATTATTCTACTGCCCATACGTTCCACTACAGATGGTTCGTGCAGTTGGTCAAGATACATTCCAACCAAAAATCGGATTCAAGACTCGTTATGGTCTTGTTGCTAACCCATTTGCAGAAGGAACAACTGACACCAACTCAGGTCGTATTACTGCTAACGACAACAGATACTACAGAAGAGTTACTGTTAAAAACCTTATGTAAGCGAGTTGCTTATATACTTTCCAAAGAGATCCTTCGGGGTCTCTTTTTTTATAGGTTGACAAATATTGAAAAATAAAGTATAATATATACTATATCTTTGAATCACACCGCTTCGGCACCGTGTAGTAGAAGTCAAAAGCTAACGCAATCGAATTAACATGTACAAAATTAAATTAGAGGACATTGCAGGTCCTAAAAAACTGCCAGGTTTTAACGGAGTTGGAGAGATAAATCTTGAAGACTACGTGGGTATGGAGATAGATATACCAGAAGGATATTCCTTCGGCACTCTAGGTTCACTTGACTTAGATGAAGAAGTAGATGAATTAGATGATGTATGGTCTAATGATGGTGTCAGAGAAGAAGGTAACGCTGACGACAGAATTGATTCACTACAAAACAGTTACTCCGTAAGTGGTTATAAGACAAAAGATGAACCAGGTATGGGATCAAAAGATTCCAACGGAAAAGAACTACCTGTAGAAGGTAGAGGTCGAGCAATAGCAGGAAAACGAAATAAGGAAAAACGAATACCTTGGATCAATCTTAAGAAAATTGAACCTGGTGAACTCGCAAGAATCAGTGCAGGTGTTTTAGCAAACCTTAAACATGACCCTGCCACTAAAGCAACAAGGGAAGATGTTATCACAGCAGGTTTAAAACTAATAGGTGATGGAGAACTTAACCCAAATCCAGTTGACATAAACTCATGGTTGAAGGATAGATTGCACATCACCAAGTTCTTTGCTCAAAGAAATATCACCCTCATTGTAGATGGTATAATGAAGAGATACAAAGAAGGTGAGAATGCAGTTCGTATAAAGGAAAGAAAACCTTGGATAGATGTTTTAAAGAAAGACTTTAAGATTGACGTTGATAACAAAACAACTTTCTTATTCTCTATGGATTCTGATACGTATTCATGTCGTGCTTTTTGTGAAGCAGTATTAGAACATGGACTATCATATCCAGTAGAAATCATACCCTACACAAAAAAGAAATTGCCATCAGAGGCAAGAAAGAAACTGAAAACATTTCTAGCAGATCTTGAAAGATATGTAAGACTCATGTATAAAACAGTTGGTGACAGAAAAGACTGCACATTTAAAAACATCAATCCATCAGAACATTTCATAATTAAAGGTTGTGTTCCACAGTTTATTGTGGATCATGCAGATGAATGGGATTCTAAAGTATTGATAGACGTAGAGAACTACTAATTTTTAAAAGGGGTTAACCACCCCTCTTTTTTTTACCTAAATATATACGACGATTTCTTTTCTATAATGAAAACTTTAAAACAATTTATGGAAAGTAAAAAATCTTGTCCACAAGGTCAATATTATTGCTACACAGATAAAAAATGTAAAAAACTTCCAGTAGGATATCATATGGGTAGAGGTGGTTATCTTGCAAAAGATAATGACGATAGTTCAGATGATGGTGAAAGTAGTAAAAATGGAAATGGAAGTAATGGTAATGGTAATGGTGGAAATGGAAATGGCGGTGGAAACGGTGGCGGTAATGGTGGTGGAGGAGAATAGAAAATGACAAAACCTTGGTCAAATCAAATTGACAATCGTAATTACTTATCTCCAGTTGGATTTAAATTTGTAATTACAAAAGTTCCCAAAGCAGATTTTTTCTCAAATGAAGCATCGATACCAGGTATCAATCTTGGATTTACTTTGCAACCAACTTATCTAAAAGATATTCCTGTTGCAGGTGACAAGTTAACTTATGAAGATTTTACTTTAAGTTTCTTTGTAGATGAAAACTTAGAGAATTATTTACAGGTACATAATTGGCTAAGAGGACTTGGTTTTCCTGATAGCGTTCAAGAATTTATTGATTTAAAAACTAGTGATACATATTCACCAGATCCTTCTGCAAAGAATGCTTTGAATGAATATTCTGATGCAACACTTTTCATTTATAATAGTAATTATAATGAGATTGCAAAGGTTAAATTTAAAGATGTATTTCCTGTATCACTGTCTACAATTAACTTTAGTGCAACAACAGACGATATAAATTACGTCACAGCAGAGGCTACTTTTAAGTATTCTATATATGATATAGAAGTACTGACTTAATTTATGGACATTGAAAAAATTCAAACATTATGGGATGAAGATTCAAAATTAGACGTAGATAACCTACATACCGAGTCAACAAAGATTCCATCTTTACACGCAAAATATTATAAGATTTATAATAATATTCTTCTTTTAAAAAAAATGGAAGAAAATAAATTAAAAGTCTTAAATAAAGAAAAATGGCAATATTACACAGGAAAAGCAAATCCACAAGTCTACATAGATAAACCTTTTGATCACAAGGTTTTAAGACAAGATGTAGATAAATATCTGGAATCAGATGAAGATTTAATTAAAGGAAAAACAAAAACAGATTACTACCAAGTGATGTTAAGTTACTTAGACAGTATTCTTAAAAACATCAATAATCGAACTTATCAAATAAAAAATGCCATTGAATGGCAACAATTTATAAGAGGATACAGTGACTGATATTATCATCCAAAAAAAGAATGAAGTGTATGTGACTGTGAAAGCAGAACCACATATCAATCAGGAATTATCAGATCATTTTACGTTTGATGTACCTGGTGCAAAGTTCATGCCACAATACCGTAGTAAGTATTGGGATGGTAAGATACGTTTATATTCTCCAGCTACTGGTGAGATATATGGTGGTCTTGTAGATAAAATTGTAAACTGGGCAAGAAAGTCAGAATATAGTTTAGAGTTTGAGAATAATCAATTTTATGGTGCACCTTTTGAAGAGAATGAAATTATAAGTCGAGAAGGAGTCAAAGAATATATGACTCGTATATCAAAATATAAACCAAGAAATTATCAGATAGATGCAGTTTATGATGCTCTTCGTTACAATCGTAAACTTTTAATCTCACCGACA